TATTAATCCCTCGTTAGTTACGCTACCATCTACCTCCGTTCCTGTTATGGTGAAATTAGGATACGTGCCGGTTGCTACATTAATACCAGCCCCTGTAATTGCGACTGTTTGGTCGGGTGCTGTATTTGTTATTGTTGCAATACCGTCTAATGTTGTTCCTGTTGTTGCAATTCCTATTCCGGTGCCCTCGGCTAACTGTAGAGAACCTCCGGTATTGCTAAGTGTAACAGTATGAGTAGTTGCGTTTGAGGTGTTTGCAAGTGTTTGCAGTTCCAGTGTGGCCGGGTCGAGTGTGGAGCGCACTGCTATGCCGGAAGCGTCGAGTTGTAGCAGGCGGTTTCCTGTGCCGGATAGGTTGTCGAAGATTACGGCGCGGTCGTCTCTGACGGAAAAGGCTAATTGACTACTGCTATTCCGCATGCGAACGGAATAAGTAGACGAGGTACTACCAGTGCCTGTTACAGTCATCTTATTATTACTGTTGGGAGTGCTTCCTACGCCTGTATTACCTTTTAGGTAGTTATTATTCGTAGATACATCTGAATATAAAAAGTATTTGCTCCCTGTTACAGACGATAAGTTAAGGTTATCAAATACGCCATACTGATTCACAACAGACCCTCCAGAATTTGTCGCGCCTTCCAATAGTAACCCGTATAAATTTGATGTTGTTGTACCCGCTCCGTTGGTTGCCATATATGCCCTATATCCTGTTTGTGTATTTCCAGTTAGCCGCGAATTAATTATAAGCGCATTAATGCCGTAAGCGGTTTTTGACTCCTTAACCTCTAACTCTATACCATATCCGGTGTTCCATCTGCCTGTACTATTATCGAGCACACGCGCATTTATGCCGCGCGCTGTATGAGCATCCCGCGTATCACTATATCTGTTAACGTCGAACTGTAGTCCATTGCAATACTGAACATCGCCCGTCGTTGCAAAGTTATTAATAACGCCAAACACTCCTCTAATACCTAATGCTGTACCGGAATTATTTGTAGTAGTACTTTGGAATCCAGCTGTGTTGATGTTTACGGTTTCAACTGGAATTATAACGTCTGATTTCATTCCGTATGCAAACAAAGATGACGGTGCGCCAGTAGAGCCTAATGTTATACTGCTGTTATATCCATTTATATTTGTATTACTCGTGGACGATGTTCCTGAATATACTACTCTGTTAAGATATGTATTAGCACTTATAATGCCTGAACTTTGGTGAACGTAGGTGCCGTCCGTGTAAATGGAATTGTTGCCTAATCCCGGAGTTATCCGTAGCCCCGTACCGTTATAAGTGAAATTTGCATTACTTGTAATAGAATTAACATTATTCCAGTACGCCACACGTTCATTGCTCCCGCTGCCCGTTACCCCTCCGCCAGCCGTAATATCTGCCGCCACCAACCCCCGAAACGCCGGAGTAGCAAGACCACCAGAAGTTGGCCCAGCGAATACTGTATTGGCCGACTGCGTGAATAGTGCCGTTGCTAACGTGCCGGAGCCTGTAACAGGCGAACCTGACACCGAAAAAATGGACGGCATGGTAAGTCCCACACTTGTAACTGTACCAACCGGTGCAGTAATCCATGAAGGAGAGGTCCCGTTAGTGGATAGTATTTTCCCAGTGTTGCCAGTCTGGGTGGGCAATTCTATTTCGTTGGTGATACTGCTATCTGCAACTGTACTATTTTGCCACCACTTACTAGCACTATTATATGTCAAAACCTGCCCATTGGTCGGACTTGTCAACTTAACGTCGTGTAACTCGTTTAACCCTTCGCCGTTTTGCACATTTGCGTATATGATACCTACAGCCGCATGCTGTCTAACACAATACCCTACTATCACCTCATGATTAGGCGCTGTTGGAAGGGTAGCGGTTATGCCGCCGGGAACGGTTGGTGAAAGATACAAAGGTGCGCCCTCCGGGAATGCCGACGTATTAAGACCTCTTACCAGCCCCTCCGTTGTTACATATCCCTCCTGATTATTTGCAATATTTTCTGTTGCAATACCCAATACAGTATTGGTTGTGCTGTCACTGCTTGCGCTTGCAATTCTGACCGCTATTCGATTACCCTGCGCCCCTGATACGTAAACTACCTGGCCATTATTTATCGTTGTACCGGATTTATTGACCACCCGTGCAAGTGATTCCTGACCGACCTGCAATGTAACATTTCCGCCTTTCATACCCAAGTCAAGGGTGCCGTCTGTATCGTTCCATCGAAAAGTGCCGATACCGCCGGGCAAAGTTGGTAACGTGTTGAATGATAATCGGTCGAGCGTGTCAATCCTGATAACAGTACCGTCTATTGCAATTCCTTCACCGGCCGTGTAAGAAGTGCCGCCCCCGCTACCACTGGCTATCCAAATAGTTCCATTAGATCTATAAATTTGTCCAAAAGAGTTTTTCCAAAGTTCTCCTTGTTTGCCAACTGCTGTTACAGCTGGCTGCACTCCTTCCGCTCCTATATAGTCAGTTATCTCTTTTGCATCTTTTATATATTTATCGACTTGAATAACTAATCTGTTCCGTATAAGAGAAGCTAAGTCGTTCCTCAAAGAAGAAGGAAAAGAAGGAAGTTTATAAAATGTAGATGGATGTATAATTGCTGCCTCTCCATATGGGACATCTGGAGCAATATCAGAAAACACTTCCATTTCTAGTATAGAACCAGAAGCAAGTATAATACTTGTGACTGTGAATATAGAAAGATTAGGTCCGTCTAATGTATATAAAGAATCATTAATAGAAACTGAAGTGGCATCAAAAGCACCTAAGTCATCTCCAGTAATTCCAGTAATGTTAAAATAACCTCCTCCTGTGCGAGCCACAGTAGTAATTTCATATCTCATTATAGGATTAATGGGAACTTGAGCATTTGTTGAAAATATACAAAAAATCCCAAATACTAAAAGTAAAACTCTCATGTTAAAAATTAAATTTAAGTGCCCAACTAGTTCCTATACCATTTAAATTTAAGATTCTAATTGATAAATGACTAGTACTATCTATACATTGGATTTGTGGAGTATTATCTATGTCATAGATGTGTGGAACTCCCGCTGAAGCAGGCCCACCTAAAATCATATTTATTTTAGTTACTGAAGGATAATCAGCTGCTTCCGTGAGTGGGAAAGTAACAGTGAAATTATTAGCAGCTAGATCAGAACTTCTGCCGATAATTCTTGCCGATATAAGAATTACTCCTAAAGGAATATTAAAAGTACCTTCTCCTACAACTTTAGAAAAAGTAATGCCAGTTCCAGTAGCCATTACATATGCATTATTACCAGCGCTATATTTGACGATTCCAGATCCGCCTCCGCCTGCAGGAGCATCTCCCTTATAAAGTTTTCCTGTAATATCTTCTATATAGAGAACTTTGTCTGTAGTTCCCGTATCAAGATTATTGATAAAATGCCCAGAATTATTTATTGTTAAATTTCTATTATAGGTTCCATCAAACTGCTCCATTGTGATTGAGTTTTCGGAAACCATAGATATAGCAGCTTTTATATTACCATTTACTTGTCGAAGAGAAGTAAGCGTACCATCTGGGTCAACACGCATTTCTGCATATCTATTTGAGTTATTATTTGTTTCAGAACGTAACGCTCCACCAGCTATTAAACTAGAAGTTAGATAAAGTGTGGTTCTAGCATTAGTACCTATATTGTTGTCTGCTTCTAAAGTAATAGACGTTGTATCATTTATAGTTAAATATTTTGAGAACGCTCCGTTTATAATAGTATTTTGATTAAGAGTTCCTCCTAATCTATACTTATCTAAAGGAGCTCCTGTACCAGAAATACCATTTTCAGAAAAGCCAGAACCTATAGATGTTTCAAGAGCTTGAAGTGCTGCTTTAATAGTTGAATTATCTGGAATTGTATTACCTGTAAATATTCCTAAATTAGTTGAATTTGAGGCTACCCCAGTAAGGGTCGTAAGATCTTCTACATCTAACTCAAGATTATCTAAGTTAACTGGTTGAGTAATTGTAATAAATGATTCTTTTGTTTTACCAGCTGCTGTTTGTAATCCAGCAAGTAAGTTGGTAGCTGCAGGAAGTGTTACATCTGCGCCACTAGATGAGTTTACGTCTATTGTAGAGGCAGTATTATTAGCAAGTGAAAGATTAGTAATTCCTGAACCTGAACCGGCGTAAGTAATTGCGTCTAGCACGTAATTAAATAATGAGATAGCGTCATTAGGTATATTTAACCCATGAGCTGCGTCATTAGCATTGTTCCGTGAAACAGTAGTATTTTTAGGGATATAAACTCCCTTTAGTTGTTCTAAAGTATATGCCATAGGTGTAAAAAAAAAGGGGATGCGGAATCCCACACCCCCTGATATATTTCTTAATCGAGATTGACAATTGATCCTTGAGAACCTGAAGTAAGGTAAGAAGCAAGTGCTGTGTCCATCAAAGCAATAGCTGGATTAACAGTTACGCCAGAGGAGAACGCTGGAATTAATACTCGTGAAAGTTTATTGAAACCAATACTTGATCCGAAACCATTCTGGACTTTTACATCGTGACGAATGTTGTATGTGACATACTTTTCGTTTGCTACAATTGGAGAATCATATTTAGTTTGTGGAATCAAGTCATGTTCTAAGTTATACTTAGTCTGAGCAGCTGATTGGTATTGGATTTCCAATGCACGTGCGATACCTTGACCTTCGTTAGCAAAAGTGTACTTAACATTACCTACAGTCTGGTAATTGAAACCAAGTGGAAGGTTTACTTTAATGTCAGTTTTAACTTGTGGGATACGATCGTCATAACCTGTACGAGCATCAAGAGCTACAATCATGATCATTTCTGTAGCAGAAGAACCACCGTTAGCTACGTTAGCATTCTCAATAGTCCAAGTAACGGAAGCAATCGCTACAGCTTGTGCTGCAACAGCAGCTGCTTTGATAGCAGTAGCCATATCGTCAGTAACAGTGATCTGTTTTGCAACACCATTAATAGTAGTTACAGTAACAACATCACCAGCAGCGATTGGAGTAACACCACCAATCGCTTTACCAGAACCACCAACGTTCTTAATTAAAAGAGCGACAAATGGACCGTTGTTAGCAAAACGTGAATTGTAACCAAAAGCAGCAGATTTCTTATTTAAATCAACTACAAATTGTGTAGTCAGATAAGAAGTAGCTTGGGTGTTAGTATAGTTAAGACCAGTAGCAGAGAAATCAGGAGAAATGATGTTAGAACGGATATAAGCCGATTCTTGTACAGACAAATCTTCTTCGATACGACGACCGCGAAGTGAAAGAGCAATTTCATACTCTGTGTTAGAAAGTACGTTGACAGCAGCAGCGTTACCAATGATATTACCTATTACAGTAATAGCGTGTGAAGGTGCGCGGTATGCTTGCTTAGTAATAGTAACTGGTTGAGCCCAGTCGATTATCTCAGTTTGCTCGTAAGAACGTACAGACAGTGGGTATGCCACATTAGCAGTGTTTACACTAGCAGAGTAAGGAGTACCTTGTACGATACGTGATTTAGTAGAAGCTGCAAGAGTGGGAGATGCTCCAAGAAAGTTATTTAAAGCAACAGATCCGTTAAGACCTGCAGCCATGAAAGCTAACTGACCGTCATTTAAGTTTACAGTTGCGCCAGTAATAAGGCCGCCTGTGGTCTTAATGGTACCTTGAGTTGCTTTACTAACTACAAAAGTTTCAAGAGGTTTTGAATTAATGTTCATTATTCGTTAATTTGTAATTTACTGTTTTTTAGTTGAATATACTCAGAACTTTCTATATTAGTTGCTGCCAATGTAACTGCAATATCTATAATCTCAGTGTGAGTATGTTCAGGGAATTCAAGTGTTTGTTCAGGGTAAATTACCCCGTCAATATATTTATAATCCCCAAATGAAACTTTATTCGGATATTTCAAGTACTCAATATATACTTTAGATATACTCGAATTCAACGGATATATATAAATAGACTGAGCATTTGTAGTAGACGACTTCCCAAAATTATAAGGAAAAAAGTCTTCAGAAGGAGAATTGAATGGATCTTTTAACATGTCGTTAAAGTCATCTGATTGAATAAACTTTAAGGCAACTGTTTTAACACAGCCGTTTATAGTAGCTTCGCAGTAGATACGAGTTAACGCATAGTAATTATATTCTAGGGTACTTAAGTCAATCTCGTATATGTTAGTGTCCACTAATGTGGGAACTAAATACGGTTGCTCCGGAAACTTTATGACTAATGTAGAAAGATCGTCAATACGTTTTTGTGTATTTTCAAATCCCTTTCTTTTAGAATTGTTTGTACCGCTTCTTTGTTTCAAAAAGACTAAACCAGCTTCATTAATCAACCAGTCTTTCTCTGCTTTTAAAAAATTTGTCTGGCTATGAGAATTAATACGATCCATTTTAATATCAAAATCGTAATGAAGTTCTCTAATATCCATTTTATTGCTTAGCTTTTATCATCTCTGTAATAAGATCTACATCAGAAGATTTCTTAGGATTTAAGATAAATGAAATTGCTTCATCTAAGTTATTTCCTATCTCTAAGGGGCCTACAGGGTTTAAGAATGTATAAGTTCCTGCTTTTTCTGTAAGAACACGAGTGTCGACACCTTGTTTGATTAAGTATCTTGCTTCAAAGTTTTCACGTCCATCAGGAGTATTTAACATCTTAGTGTTGTTTAAGAACTTATCTATATTTGAATTAGGTTCAAATGTAGATTTATCTATATATTCGTAGAGCGCGTTTGTGACCTGCTCTTGAGTCATAGATGCTTTAGTATTAGCTATATCTAATAACGAAACAAGTTTTCGTTTGATTATATCTGTTAAGTCATTAGAACCTAACGTACGCACAGCTTTGATCTTAAGATCATTACGCTTGTATTTAATTTCCTCGGATTCATTCTCGAGTGCTATATAATATTGCGCTTTAGGCCACACATGTTGCCTCCATTCTTTTTCAGAATTTGCAATTCTTGGAGAAGCAAGTGCCATGTAGTAGCCCATCTCGCCTTCCATTGTATTAAGATCGAAAATAGTGCAACCATCATTCAATCTCCACGTTGATCTTTGGAAGTAAGAAAGATCGGAGTCTTTTAACGAATCTCCTTTCATGTAAGCTCTGTTGGTAAAAAAGCCTTTCGGTTTGTTCCACTTAATTTCAAGCTTATCTTGTAACATTAAAGGTTGTTTAGTAACCTCATCATATTTTTGAACTCCTTCTTCTATCCAAGGTGTGTAAGAAATGTAGTTTGCTAACCCGCCTACTTTAGGTGAGTAGAGGCAACAGAGTGTATCTGTTGCCCGTCCCACTTTATTCTTCTTTAATTTATTACCTGCATCGGAAGTCCAATCGTGCATCCCGAAAGCTGACTCACGGGGGATTGAATATACGAATACTAATCGTTTGTTATTCATTTTAGTTGATTTTTTAGTCCGCAATACGGACCTCGTTAGAATTTATCTAACTATTTATCTGAATATAAATGCGCCATAATGTTAGCGCCCTTATTTATTGCTGCAATTAAAATACCTTGCAGCATTGTTTTTTCTGGAGTATGTTGCCCATAATATTCTACAGCTGCAATAACTACGCCTGAGACTAAAAAAGCAATGTCGCTCCAAAAGTTTGGTGATTTTCGAGATTTTTTAAGTCTTTCACCCATAATGATTACTAATATTTTTCTATATTTCTATAAGAAGTTAAACGCTTTAACCAAGCTTCGAACTCAGTTATAGTAGAAGCATTTTTAGCCCAATTGCAATGTTTACAACAAGTAACGATGTTATTAACAGAATAACTCTTTGCAGAATCTACCCTATCTAAACCATTGTAATTAAAATTACAAGCGTAGTTAGCTTTAAAGCAATTTGAAGGTGGCGAACCACAATAGTGACAAGATTTACTGGTATAATCTAAGAAGACATCTTTTGTAATTTCTACATTAATCCTTCTTCGGTTAGCCCCAGCTAAAAATTTTTGATACAGATTATTTTTAAATCCTCCACAATCAGGAAGTGTATTTCCAGAACCTGTTTTAGATGTCGTTTCTTTTCTGTAGCATCCGCATGATGTTATTAAACCAGCCTTTACATCTTTAGGTCTCAACACCACTTTTCTCCCGCAATCACAAGTAAACTCATAAGCTGTGCGTTTTCTACTTCCTTCTATAAAATACCCTACTAAATTATTAACTGTTAATCTACCGTATTTAGAATTACCCCAGATAATCCTATCTTGGTATGACGGATCTCTAACTAGCTTTGTCATAACTTAATAGTCGAAGTCATATATAAATTCCCCCATAGTGGTTGGGTCTTGTACCCAAAGTCCTGCAGTACCTTCACAGAAAACGTCATAACCTGCAACTAAAGAAGAAACACCTGCACCTTTAACAGGGCCAGTTGGCGAGTGTGTGCCACTCTGGAAACCCCAACGGAAAGTATCTTTAACTTTAAGAACAGAGATATTACCTTTACCTTCTTTCTCGCCTACATTAAGGAATGTCATACGGGCAGAATCAACTGGAAGGTTAGGGTAGAGTGGGTGCATCCGTTTAGAATACTTTCTATCGTCATTCATTGGATTCAACATAAGATCTAATTGAAGTCCGTGTGGTCCATGATAACGAGTAAACTGTGCGCCAAAAGCAAGATGTGGAGTACTTACGTCAGAAGCAACTGCATTAATAAAGTGGCTATCTACAGTCAAATAACCATTAGCAATAGATACCAAACTATCGTGAAATAACTGAGCACCAAGTGTTCCTGTTACAGGGACCAATTTGCGTGACTCTTCACCTACGCGAGTAATTTGAATGTCAAGAATGAAATCTTTAAGTTGGGAAATAGAAAGTGCACCATTGTAGTATTGAACCCAAGAGTCTTTCATATACTCACGAAGACCGCTACCTGTTTTCTTCCAAAAACCATTAGTAGCTACAGAAGTGTGCTTTTTACCATATACTAACTGAGCTTCAATAGAGGAATATAAAGCATCCCACATTTTAGCTTCGGCATAAGGAAGGAACCGATTAGCTACGCTAGTCTTTCCATCACGGTCAGTATACATGAATTTAACTTCCAAACGACCATCTTCTCTCCAAGCTTTGTCAGTTACAGAATAACGTTGTGCGAAAGCGCCAACTTGAGATTCAAGTTTAAATGAGCTAGAGTACTGTTGAGTACCGAACTCACCATTGCCTTCAGAAGCAACAGAAGACCAAACTTTATTCCACTCAGCACCTACTTCGAAAAGAGAAGCTGGAGCGTAGATAGCTGGATTGTCTGTCTGAAGTTTCAGTGTGTAGATAGTGCCAGTACCGTCAGTTATTTTATCAATAACCATCCAAGGATACTCATTGTCAATACCGAATAATACGTCAGGGGAAGAGTAATAGTCAAGGTCAAGTTTAACCTTAACAGTAGTCAGGTTTATACCTGGAGTTGTGTTAGAAGACTCAAGGTTTTCTACAACCCGTGCAATACGTTCTTCAGCACCTGCAAGTGTCCAACGGTAAACTTCAGTTGGAATTTCAATAGTGCGATCAGCTTTACCCATTGTCATATTAGCAAGCAATTTGCCTGTGTATAGATTAGATGTAGCGGAGAAGATACGTGTGATTTGATTTTCAAAAACGTGTGGGCGGATGTCGTATGAAGTAGCAAGATATTTGCTATTGATATCACTACCACCGAAACCATCACGTCTTTGGATAATTGTACTTAATGTTGGAACTGCCATTTATAATTATTTTCCAAAAACTGTGTCCCAATCAAGTTCTTCAGCAACGTTTTGCCGCTGTTCATTTCCTTTAATTGGGCTCCTTTGTAACTTAGAATCTAGCAGTTCCCTAAAGGATTTTGCTGATTCCGATTTTAATTGTTTCTTTATGCGATCAAAGCTGAAACCTGTATTAGGATTGTAATCCGCAAGGATATCAGCTAATTGAATCAAATGGGTATGATTTTTCTCTATGTTAGAGAGGACTTTAGAGAACTCTGTAGTAGTAGAATTGTTCTCACGTATTGGGGTAAATATAAAATGTTTCAACCGATCAACTCTTTTGGAGTCATCAGTATATGAAGTTACTGCATCTTCTAATGCTCGAGTGGAGGCAGCTATTGCTGCTTTCTCAGAAGCTACTGCTTCAGCTTGCCTAGAAAGGAATTCATTTCTTCGTGTCTCTTTAAATTCTTTAAGATCAACTAAAGCTTCTTCAGCCGATTCCCGCAAAGAATCTGACCTCTCTAATTTAGAGATCATATTTGCAATTTTCTCATCAGTATAGTTAGAATGCTGTTTCCAATATTCCGTAATAACTTGTTTCTGAGATATCGTATCTTCGATATCTACATTATCATAATCTATCGGTGTAAAAGCTGAAAGATATGATTCGAGCGAGTTACCACCGCTTAACCCATACTCTAGAAGCGGTTTAAAGTCTTCGGGGAGTGAATTCCATATCTCATCTCGCACCTGCTTAACAGTGTTCTCTCTAGTTTGGTTTAAAGCTTTTTCAATAGCATCTGAAGAACCATCGAACTCAAAATCATCATTCGTGTTCAAAACTTTATATTCTTTAAGAAAATTAAAATAAGACACTGCTGTCTCATCTATTTCCTCAATAGAGTTAGGTTTTTCTTCTGTAGTAAGTTGTTCAAGTTCTGTATGTGGGGGAGCTGGTTCATCAGATGTAATCTCATCTATTACATCTGGGGTATTATCTAACTCATCTGGTTCGAAAAAATCATCAATATTCATGCAAAGGTAATTTTAATTAAAGTGGATATTTTTTACTTAGCGGGTTTATTTCGGAGCTTAATAGCTTTCTCTTCGAGATCGAGCTTTCGTTCCTTAAGTTCTACTTCTTTTTGCCATTTTTCAACCTCGAATTGATCTGGGATCCCATTATCATTAGAGTCTTGATCTTTAACAAAACTAAAAGACTGAATTTCTGCAACTTTGATTTTTGCTTCAAGTTCCATGTTTTTAAGAATAATCTCATGTTGACGGGCAGCGGCAAGTTGTTCTGCATTAGATTGCATTTGAGCTTGTGATTGAGCTTGATCGTTTTTGTTGCGAGCTTCCTCAGAATGAATAATCTCAGCTTTAAGAGAAGCGATAGAATTAGCATCAAACATTTTGATAATATCAGAGAAAGATGCACGATCACTTTGAAGTAAAGACAACGAAAGATTTTCAAGCTTTTCGAATTTTTTAACGTCTTGATAATTGTTAGAAACAAATAATCCAAAGTCAGAATTTACAACATCATCTGGAGTAAGCTCTAAAACTTGAATAGAACCGTCATCTAGGATAGCTTGTTTAATAACAGATTTATTCTTAATAGTAAACTGAGCTATTTGTATGAAAGAGTTTAAGATTTCTTCCCACAATTTCTCATGTGTGGAATGATACACTTCGGTAACAAGTGATGAATTGTTCGCATTAGATTGGGCATTAGTTACAGCTTGATCAGAAGCAATTCGACCTTCACGCTCACGTGCAACACCAGAAACATCACTTAACTGCTGGTCTATATCTTGAAGTAACATGATATAATTATTAATGTCCGAAGCAGTAGACATATTCGTAACGCCTGCTATCTTACCTCTTTGAGCAGCTCCAGGTTGCTGAGCGTTCTGAAGTGGATTAAAAAAGTCAATATTTAACTCAGTTAAGTAATAAAGAGTTTTCTCTAAACCAATTTGAGGATCTACCATTGATGTATCAAAATGGTAAATAGGTCCTTTGTCTTGCGCTATGAGTTTCCTAAGTTTATTACTTACTATAAAATAGAGATATAAAAAAGGTTTCATACGATCCATAACACTTACTGGCCGAGCGTTCATAGAAGAGTAAGTGGTTCCGTGATAGCCTAACTTAACCTTAGTTGGATTATCCATAGAACGAAACTGTATTTCCTTAGGTCCAATTTTGCAGTAAACAGATCTTCCAATTTTAGTAGTTTCCCATACTTCATCTATCCAAGAATACTTAATCTTAAATGGGCTTTTTGTAATAGGGTCCATCCAGTAATAATATTCGCACTTTCGATTAAATGCTTCTGTTACAACTTCTTTTTGAGCATTTTTAGGCACTGGGTATTCTTCCGCTACAATCTCTATTTCTTCTTCTCCAAATTCATTAACAAACGTAAGGAAGCCAACTTTCTTTTGAGTTTTCCATTCTACGTGTTGTACGGCAACCATGTTAATGTCATTACCAGAAGAATACTGCCCTTCAGTATTACCTTGATTAAAAGAAGCTAAGTAGTTATCATAATTATATTTCATATGATTCTCCCACTTTAAAGAAGAACCTGAAGAAGAAAACTTACTTTGAAGTTCTTCAACTTGCTCATCAGATAAATAATCTTGGTAAGTATCGAGAACATCAGAAAGAGTCATGTATGTTTTATATCCTGCGTACGTACCATCTTGAATATACTTTACATCAGGAGATTTATAGTAAATCATTCCAAGTGGATTAAGTACTTGAATAATAGGAGCATTTTCTACATAAGTAACATAAGCAAATTCTTCTCCAGCGATTAGCCCATGCTTAAACCCATCGTTCTTAATTATAGGAATATTTAGCATTCGATAATAATAACTAAGTAACTTATTAGCTGCAATTTCTCGTTTGTCCAAGTACTTAGAAGACATATACTTATCAGCTTCGCTTGGGTCTACTATTGGAATTTCAGGGTCTATCATCTCCTTGCCAAAAGTTTCGGTAACAGCTTGGATAGCTGTTTGAAGTGAGTTAAGAACAAACTGTTGCACTAACTTGTCTTTGTAAAGAAGTTTGGAGCGTATACCTGCAGTATCGGTAAGCACAATTTTCCAATCAAATGCACGAGTCATTTCATCAGATAATAAGGAATTAATTTTATTAGCAGCTTTATTATAAGCTTTAATTTCTTCTTTAAAAGAATCGACTTGAAGACCTAGAGGATTACATTCTTTTTCGAAATCTGCTTGATTAACAATATCATTATATAATTGGTAGTTAACGAGTTTACGTTTATATTCTTCAGAATAAGGTCTAGAGATTGTAGAACTGAAATCTGTAAGTATGTAATCGGTTACTCTTTTTGCCCATTCAAAATCGTTCGTAGTCTTCTCCCGATATGATAGGCGTTGTCTTAAAAATTTTTGCATTCTGTGTGATAAATTTAGATATATCTTGTTCGTATTGTGAAGCTTGAGTTTTTTCTATTGCTGTAAGTGTAAATGAAGCCATGTCTTCTAATCCTATAATACATCCTACAAAAGCCATTACAGCATCAAAGTTGCCTTTAAGATTAAAAGCTTTCAACTGTTTTAGTAAGTAACGGTCCATTATAAGATCTATATTCTTAATATTATCTCCTCGATCTTCTAGCAACCATGACCGTGCGTACTGTAAAGCTTCCCATTTTATCTTATCATTAGACATTGGGTAACCATAAACAAGATTCGAAGATGTCATAGTTTTCTTAGAGAGCACTAACCTAGGCTGAACCGCTAAGAGATCGAGTCTTTTAAGCCGTTGAAAATAATCTTTCGTGTTACCTGCAGTATTTTCAAAATAGATTTTTGCATTCCCGTAAAAAAGTGAAAGCTTATAAAGTATTTCGTTTACTGCGTCTATACCCATATAAGGACGTCCATAGTAAACAGCTACAATTTCACTAAAACCTTGCGTAGGATATTTGTTTGTTTTCATCACTATAATTGCAGCTAATGAAGATCCAGTATTAGTGTTTGCTTTAAATGCGTCATAAGCGATAATATAGGAATCGGAACGAATAGCTTCTCCTTGATAGATTGGAAGTTCATATATTACAGGGGCACCTTCAATATCAGGAGATGTATATGGAAAGTCATTAATCGCATTTAACTTATTATTAACTTTATATCCGACACCGTATGGTTCAGAAGGGTCAAAGTAAAGTTCTACTTTCTTTTCGAATAGTTCAAGGATCTTCTTATTGTTAACTTCTGTTAATCTATTCTGAATTTCTCCAGAAGGAAAAATAACAGATTCACGTGAAAGAAATATTTCAGAAGGTACCATTGGTCGATATTGAATTTCTTTATTCAATGCATCAGAAGATGTTCCTGACTTAGTTAAAGATGTTCGTACTCGAGTAAGATAAGCAGTGGCTTCCTCATACTTGGTAGTTAAATTATCATCTTTGTACTGATTCATTGCTTCTTGAGCAGGAATAAAGTAAGCAATGGCACCTGAATTCTCCCAAGTATCCGGCATTTCAAAAATCTGATAGTGCCCAGGGTTATAAAACATTTCTTGTGCTGGCAGAGTACCTCCTTCCATATCACCACCAGTACCTAGCATCCATAGAATACCTGTTTTATCAGGACCACTCTTGAGGTTGTCTTTAGTGTTTGCATGTACTTCTTTTAGCAACTTAAAAAGACCTATTTCCTCAAGTACTAAAATCAAGTTACGTGCACCCTGATCTTTAAACGCATCATCTTTAAATGATCTATGTTTTATCACAGACCCAGAACCAGCGTCTTTCCAACCTCCATCATACTTCTTTTGGTAAGTAGCTTCTATATTAGAGCCGGTATTAAAAGAACCTTTATACCGTTTCCGTAACGGAGAAGGCTTGAGGGACTTATTAAAGAATCGTTCTCCGGGAAGACGATCTAACATATCTTTTACTTTGGCGAGTAAAAGCGCTGACTTAGAGGATTCTTCTGCGCCTACTGTAATATCTACTGAAGTAATTTCCTCAGCAGGCATGTCTAAGCGATCTTGTCCATCTAGCAACCATTCTTTAGCTACAATTCCTGCAGTAAGATATGACTTACCTGAGTCTCGAGATCCAAGTACCATGCCATTCCACATGTTATTCTGAAACAACGCAGCTCCCATGCTCACTTCTTTGCGTTCTTGTAACAGAGTGATCGGGTGCCTAAAGATCTTGCGTTCTCCATCGGAATTAATAACATCTGGAAATTCAATTCTTAATTTCTCGATAGGCCAGAACAAATCATCCAGTACACGATAATTAGCAGTGAAAGTATCATCATTCTTAAAACCAGAAAATCCTCTGCAAGCATTATAATAGTGATGGACTTTCCAGTCTAAATCTCTAAGTAATGGTCTCGCAAAGGATTTGATGTTCGAGTTGCTTTTGTTCAGTTTAATAGTGCCCATATTACCATAAAAAAAGAGTGAAGGGGGAATAAATTCCCCCTGAACCCAATCTCCTACAATAGAGGACTCTTTTATCCATTGCCAGTAGTTAATCCATTCTAATGAGAGTGGATGCACATCTGGCACATCTCGTACAAATTTACTCATAAGCTTCAACTGGAGGCGGAGAATATTTTGGTAGAGTGTCGTATATGGTTACTTCTGAAAGTATAATCATATTAGCTGCAGAAACTGCATTAGTAATCGCTTCTTCTACTACTAAGGTCGGATCGACAATACCAGCAGAGATGAAATCACATTCTTGCCCTGTAAGAGCATTGATAGGTTTCAACAGATCTGTTGTATCTAAACCAGCATTAGAGCGAATCATATACGCAGGCATTGTGATAGCTTTATAAAATGAAGCTTCTACAGCAGACATTGTAGCTGGGCCATTTGAATACTTATCAGCAATCTTAACTAGCGTATGGCCTGCGCCCTCTACAAAACCTCTTACTATCGAAGAACGAACAGCACGGATAGCATCATCAATACGATCTTTCTTTTCTTTTACTTCTGATTCAGTGGGAGCTCCTACATAAAGAACAGCTACTTTAGCTACTAATTTAGCAAGCCGCTCAGTAAGTTTCTCAAGTATATACGAGTTAGTTTCAATATTTAACTGCGCTTTAATTTCTTTAATCCTTGCTTCAAGTTTCTCAGTGTCCGTAGTCGGATTTATGATCGTAGTCTCTGCTTGAGTAATGATAATCTTAGCACAAGTTCCGAAGTCTTCAAGTTTGAAGTCCTCAAGTCTCATAGCTTTAGAGTCAGAGATATACGTTGCAGAAGTAAGGATAGATAAGTCCTCAAGGATCTCATACCTACGAGTTCCGTAAGCAGGAGCTTTGATAGCTACCATCGGGATATTAGAACGCAATTTGTTCACTACCATAAGGGTAAGTGCTTGCGCTTCAATCTCATCTGCAATAACTACGAGTGGGCGCTTAGCTGCGAATGCTAATTCCATAGCAGGAATAAGTTCATTAGTAGTGCGGATCTTCTTGTCTGCAATAAGAATAAGTGGATTCTCATAAACTACTTCCATCCGCTCAGAGTCGGTAACAAAGTGAGGAGTCATATATCCTTTATCGAAGTTGATACCTTCTGTAACCTTTACGTAGGTCTCATTAGTTCTCGAGTCTTCAACTGTAATCACACCCTCCTTACCGATAGCTTCGTAAGCATCAGCGATGATCTTCCCTATATATGGATCATTGTTAGCAGATATTGTAGCGATGTCTAACATTTTGTCCGGAGTAAGTGGAAGTGCGAGATCAGATATTTCTTTAAGTGTGATGGTAAGTAGTGCATCGTAAGACCGCTTGATATCAATAGGAGAGATCCCACTTTGAATCAAGTAGTGTGCACTATTGATAAGTGCTTGTGCAAGTATAGTAGAGGTAGTAGTGCCATCTCCTGCATGATCTCCAGTCTTAGACGCAGCTTGTTTGATTACTTGCGCACCGAGGTTCTCAATCTTATCTTCAAGATCAATCCACTTAGCTACAGTTACACCATCCTTCGTAATAGATGTCC